CGATGTGGTGGCCGCACACACCAAGACCACGGCGGTCTACAGCGTCAAGACCACATCAAAATAAAGGAGGGGGGCTCTCAGCCCCCATGACATGGAAACCCCTCCCCCTGGATGGCCCTTCCCGACGTACAAAGGGAACCCACTGCCAAAACCCAAACCTTCACCGTTGTTCCGTGAGGAACCTCTACCAACTGCGCCACCGGCGCCTTTCTAACAAGTGTGTGTTAAAATGTCTTAACTTAGCAAAAGGTTAAAACATGCCAAACATTAGCAAAAACGTATCTGGCCAAAAATTTGACATGCTTCTTGCTGTTGAAATTATTGGAAAACGAGGAAAAGCAAATTTATGGAAATGCATATGCGATTGTGGGTCGGAAACATTTGCAATAGTTTCTCAATTGACAAGAGGCGACAGAACTTCTTGCGGGTGCAAGAAAAAACAAAAAAAATCACCAAGGCCAGATTTAATTTTAAGGAATAAACAAAATGCAAAACATGCAATGTCAAAAAGTCATACATATAAAAGTTGGAAATCAATGAAATCTCGTTGTTACGATAAAAACGATAAAGATTATCCAAGGTGGGGCGGCAGAGGAATTACAGTTTGTGATTCATGGAAAAATTCATTTATTGAGTTTTATAAAGACATGGGAGACCGCCCAAATGGTCACACGATAGACAGGATAGACAACAATGGAAATTATGAACTTAAAAATTGTAGGTGGGCTGTTCCAAAAGTACAAAGCAACAACACAAGAAAAAATTATTACATTGAATACATGGGAAAAACTCAAACAGCGAAACAATGGGCAGAAGAATTAAAAACAGTTGAATATAAAACTATTCTTTATCGTTTGCGAAATGGCTGGGAAACTCACGCAGCATTAACAACTCCATCAACCATTAAAAGGAAATAAAAATGGCTATCAACCTGAAATCAACGAAAGCTTTGGCAGCATCCGGAGTAAAAATTCTTGTTTATGGGCAAAGTGGAGCAGGCAAAACCAGCCTGATACCGACCCTGCCCGCCCCCATAGTGCTGAGCGCAGAGGGCGGCTTGCTCTCAATTGCAGGGGCTGACGTGCCCTACATAGAGATAAGCGACATGGCCAGTTTGCGGGAGGCTTGGCAATGGATAACAGAATCGGCAGAGGCTAAGGAATTTCAATCCGTAGCACTAGACAGCATATCGGAGATCGCAGAGGTCGTCCTGAACGCCGAGAAGAAGGCGACCAAAGACCCCCGCCAAGCCTATGGCGCGATGCAAGAGCAAATGGCAGACATCATAAGAGCGTTCCGCGATCTGCCTGGCCGCCACGTCTACATGAGCGCGAAATTGGAGAAGACCCAGGACGAAATGGGTCGGGTGTTGTATGCGCCGAGCATGCCGGGCAATAAGACTGGCCAACAGTTGCCCTATTTCTTTGACGAAGTGCTTGCTTTGCGGGTGGAACGCGACGCCGAGGGCAACACACAACGCGCTCTAATGTGCGATTCCGACGGGCTCTGGCTGGCCAAGGATCGGAGCGGAAAGCTTGAGATGTGGGAAGGCCCTGACTTGGGGGCGATCATCAAAAAAATTGAGACTTAAACAATCATGAACCGGCACGATATTTTCGAGATCTGGCAGTACACACAGCTTCAGAATCAGGACCAGGATTGGGGTCTGGTGGCTATTAAATTCGCTCAGGCAATAGCCCGCATTGAGCGAGAGCAGATAGCTCGAATGTGCGACGACTACGCTATGCAAGAAGACCCGACGGAGTTCCCTCGGGACAACTTTACGGGCGGAAAAGCGTTTGCTGCTCAGGATCTGGCGGAGAAGATACGTGCCCGGGAAGACTTGGGGGACTGCAATGACTGAAGAAACGCTAAAACTGGCTGGGCGCGCCGTGGGCATGGATGTTTGGTTCAATCATGAAGTGGGCTCATACGGATACGGTGCCCCGACATCGTTCACGAAATGGGATCCGCTACGTGACGACAGAGATGCATTTAGGCTCATGGTCGCACTGAAATTAAGTGTTCGACACAACTGGAACCTGAACGCGGTTGACGTGTCCGGCAATGTCTATCATCAGCCCGACCGAGATGAAAGGATGGCTGAGTTTTATGGGCCAGAGAGTGGCCAAGACCCGTACACAGCAACTCGAACCGCGATTGTCAATGCGGCCGCAACGATAGGGAGATATTTATGAACGACTTAGAAAAACTGGCGCATGACTGGGAGGAGGCGAAAGCTTTTGAGGCCCAGGCAATAGCGCGACGCCGAGAGATTGAGGATCAACTCACCCAGGCGCTTGCGATCCCGAAGGACTTGGAAGGCACTAAAAACGAAGATGCAGGACAATACAAAATAAAGATCGTTGGTCGGCTGGATCGAAAGGTCAATGCTGATAAACTGCAAGAACTCGCCCAGGAATCCGGTCTAACCGAGCACTTGGGCAGTCTGTTCAGATGGAAGCCAGAGATCAACATGACAGCGTGGAAAGCTGCCCATGAGTCGATCACTGCTCCCCTTCTGGACGCCATCACAACAACGGCCGGAAGGCCGTCATACGCCATCACTCGAAAGGACTGAACCATGGCTTTCTTATCACAATCATTCGACATCAACGAATTGCCCGAGGCAACTAACAATTACGGGCCTCTGCCCGCCGGTTGGTATGCCGTGACTATTTCAAAAGCCGATGTGAAGCCCACAAAAGCGGGTACTGGAGAGTACATCAATCTGATGTACACGGTCACAGGACCCACTCACCAGGGTCGCACCGTCTGGGGCATCATTAATATTCGAAACCCGAACCCAAAAGCTGAGGAGATTGGCCGTCAGCAACTTGGCGAGATTATGCGGGCAACTGGACTGTCTAAAGTCACGAACACCGATCAACTGATTGGCAAGGATCTTGTGATTAAGGTCGCAGTTAAAGAGGACGACCGAGGCGGTGAGCGCAACGACGTGAAAGGATTCAAGGCCGTTCAAGGCGGCTCAATTCCCTCTATGCCTACCGCAGCACCGGAGGCTCCAGCAGCAAAGGCCGCTCCCCCGTGGGCTAAGAAGTAAGCAAAAAAAAGCCCCCTGCAAGGGGGGCTAGCAACTCAAAAGGAGAGGAGACGGTTAATTATGGCGCAAATTATAGTCAAAGACAAAATCGTTGAAGCAATAGACGCTGCGCACGAGGCTGCGCAAGAACGACCCAGGCCGCACATGGGGGCCTCGATGCTTGGTCATCCGTGTGATCGTTGGCTCTGGTTAAGCTTTCGCTGGGCGGTGATTGAGAAGTTTGAGGGTCGGATTCTGCGCCTGTTTCGCCGTGGACAGATGGAAGAAGCCACAATCATCAGCGACCTAGAGGCTATCGGGATCGTATTCAAACAGACAGACGGACAGGCCAGGGTGGATTTTGGCTCTCATGTCTCAGGCTCAGTAGACGGCATCATTGAATCCGGTGTTCCTGATGCGCCGAAGGCGAGACATGTGGCCGAGTTTAAGACCCATGCACTGAAGAGTTTTGAGGATCTTTTGTCCCAGGGTGTTCAGAAGTCTAAGCCGATGCACTGGGCTCAGATGCAAGTTTACATGCATGGCCTAGGGATACACCGAGCTTTGTATGTAGCCATCTGCAAAAATGATGACAGAATTTACACAGAGCGGCTACACTACGATAACAACGCGGCCGAAAAGCTGGTTGACAGAGGCATACGAATTGCGCAAGCAGACCGAATGCCAGAGCCTTTGAGTACAAATCCGACGTGGTACGAATGTAAGTTTTGTGCAGCGCATGAGTTCTGCCACAAGACAAAGCTAACAGAGCAGGTCAATTGTCGGACGTGTGCGCATTCAACGGCAACGGCGTCAGGTGTTTGGGAGTGTGCGAAGTGGGGAAACGATATACCGCTGGACTTCCAGCACAAAGGCTGCTCCTCTCACGTCCTGCACCCGGATCTAGTGCCGTGGAAGATGAAGGGCAGCGACGAAAACGGGTGGAGAGCAATCTATTTGGTGGATGGGCGCGAGGTGGTGAACGGTGAACCTGGGCCAGGGGTGGTGTCTAGTGAGCGACTAATAAAGGGGGTTATATGACAACACTACGAGAGGCCGCCAAGCAGGCGCTCGATGCGCTGCACTTGTGGCACTGGACTAAAGAAACAACGGGGCTGGACGCTGCGCATGACGCACTGCGTGACGCACTTGCAGACCAATCCGAGCAAGCCCTCGAAATGGTTGAGCCGGTAGCCTGGATGGATCGGGAAGCGGGGTTTGAATTCAACAGCCTTGGCGGTACGTACACAAGCGGAAAGTTGGACGAACATCTTGAACACTTCGCCGCCCTTGTTGCAGCAGCCGAGGCAGAGCGTATTTCAAACCAGGCGCGTCACATCATCAAGCGAGCCGAGGCGCGGGGGGCGGAAGCAGAGCGCGAGGCGTGCGCAGCAATAGCAAACGAGCACAAAGAGCATTCTC